CTTATCTATTTTTGTAACTTGTACCACACCTTTTATGTTAAAGACAAAAATAGGAAGCAGTTTGTCTCCAATACCATTATAATAATAATTAATTAATAAAACACTTATTTCTTCCATCGTAGGATTTTTGTTGTTTTCAAATATTATCAATAGATCATCTGTAAATTTTTTGATGTCCGTCATTTGGTTGTATAAGTTTTTCTTATAATCACCCAAACTATTGATTACATCAATTTCGGCGTCAGTTGGTGGTTTGGTAGTAAAATTTAATAAATTGCTTGGATTTACTGTTGTAGACAAGGAAGAACCATACAATTGGTATGCATATGCTTCTGGTAATATATCTCTAGGTAATAAAGCTTGAATATATGCTGGACCATTTCCATTATTGTAATTCAACAAATTTTGCTGTGTTGTAGGGTCGTTTGCAATATTTTGTATAATTGTATCACTCGTACTTTCAACATACATACTAGGATTTTGACCAAATAATCCAAGAAAATTTGTTAAAAAACTAAGAATAAAATCAGGTGGTACAAAATATTTTAGAAAAGGAATAGCTACGGCACCTCCTTCCATTACCTCTTCTATCCCCTCATAATCTTTGGAACCTTCGTCTTTGTTATCAAATGTTTCATAATCTAAATAAAGATTTAATAAAACAACAAGATCCATTAAAGTTGTGATTTTTTCGGTAAAATTTGGATCTGCATTTTCAGAAAAAAATTTATATATTCCAACAGATTTTTCTAGAATATATTCAATAATTTTGAAAATACTTAGATTGGAATTTCCAATGTTTAATACGTATTGTTTTGCAAAAATTTCTGCTAATAAATACAATTTAAAATCATAATGAGTTAAAGTTTCATTTTCATTTTCAAGAGTTACACAAATATCGTATTGATTCTTGAAATGTGTATAATATGTTTCAAAAACAGGAAGTACTACTTCTGCCAGATGATTCATAAAGCCTCTTTCATCATTGTTTTTTATAAAATCATCCAATTGTAAAAAAACCGTACTTACATTTCTAAATTGTTGCAAATCATTCACATCGTTTCTTTTTGTAATGTAAGAAGGAAACAAAGTATTTTCAAGTCCATTTATTTCTATAAGGGAAGTATTTTTCATATAATTGGCAAAATTTTCATTAAAAAAATCAGGGTCAAAACTAGATATAACATTATTGTAATTGTCTCTGTTTACAGAAAAATAAGGTGTTGAAACAGATTCTGCATCTTGAAAATTATATGTGACAAGCAATGATAAATCAGGTGTTCCCGCTAATTCTACTTGAAAAAGTATTTCAAAATCCACGTGTTTTATACTGCACATATTACCTAAACCAAGCATTCTTTGAAATGTTATAACAACATCAAATGGTTTAATGACTTTATCATTGATATAAATAAAACCTGGGTAGAAAGGATCTTTCCCTTGTTGCCATGCATTTGCGTAATTTATGATGCGATCTACAGAAATAATCAAAAAAGACATTTCATTTCTCACTTTTTCATAATCAAAATTTTCCGTTCTAGGTAAATAACAAACAAACAATCGTTTTTGTGGTATCAAATATTCACTTATACTTTGGTTTATTATATTTATACTGCTTAAGCTGCCTATTTTTTTAAAATAATCTATGTTTTCATTTATATCTTCTTGTTCTTGTATACCACCACCCTTTCGCCCCATCAACACTTTTGCCTTGTCACTACTCTTCAAAATAGCTTTTGAAAACCTTTCTTCTCCTAAACTCTGAGGGTGACCATCGTGTGTAATATCGTGTGCAAATAAATTATAAATAAAAAAAGCCATTTGTTTTGTATCAAATACAATTGTTTTTGACATGATAATATTTAATATATATAAAAATATATATTTTAAATATATCTATTTCCTCTTTTATTTTCTCAAAAACCCCGAAAATAGATACGTCGTATTTACCTCTGATTTTTGTCTTTGTTTTCTCGTTCCAAGATGTGGATTCCATTCTGTAATATCCATGTTCACTATATTCGCTCTTTTGTCAAGCAAGTCCAGCACCTTTTTCGCTTTTTCCAATTGTATCCCCCCCTTCACAGGTGTTCCTGTTGATGGTATATATTTCGTGTCTATTGAATCTACATCAAACGATATATGCAGCGGTGCATTACCGACAAAATTTAGCAATGTATTTTCTACTTCTTTTCCAGGGCGGTTAAATTCTTCGGGTGTAATAAACAATATATTTTTCTTGTATATTTCGTCTCTTTCAAATGTATCCCAGCAGCGACTTCCTACGTAGAGCAAATTGGCAAACGGCAATTTATTTTTGATAAAGGAAAAACGACGATCTTTGTCCAGTCCTGTCAAAAAAGCAAGAGGCATCCCATGAACATGTTTGGATGCAGAACTTTTATATGTATTGATATCCGCATGTGCATCAAAATAAATCACTTTGGCGTCTGGATAACGATTCAACGTATCCGCAATCGTGGCTATCGCCATAGAATGATCTCCTCCCACGTTGATGCGTTTTCCCTTTGTCTTCTCGTTTGCCAAGTATAAATTCACAATGTTTTTGTACAAATCACCCGTATCTTCTACCACCGTTATCTTTTTATTAATAAAATCTCGCAAATATTCCGGCGCTTCTTCTACACCCTTTCTTTCTTGCCCTAACGCACTAGGGAAAAGGATGACATGTGGGAAACGAGAGTTTTTCTTTTTTACCGATTTTTCAAGATGTTTCCTGGTTAGTGCCTTTTTTTTAGCGAGATATATTTTTTTCGTATTTTTCCGCGGTTTATGACAATCTTTGATTCCAAACATTCAATACGATTTCAAAAATATAGTATACAATAAAACAATATTATATTTTTCTTACGATCCGTTTTATCACGATTGTTTTATCTTACTTTTTGCTTCCTGAAAATCAAACAAAGAGAGAAAAATCACCTTGCCCGGTGCAGGATATAATATATAGTAAAATAACTTAAAGAAAACCACCCACCCCGGATAATATATATTAAAAAGTAACTTAAAGACGCCCGGGGTTTCTCTCTTTGTTTGAATTTCCAAAAAGCAAAGAAAGGAAACAAAAGGAACCTCAGGAACAAACAATATGAATAGTTTCTTTTTCCTTTTTGGAAATCAAACAAAGAGAGAAAATATTCTGGGGTTAGCGCCCGGTCCATACTTTTACAACTGGTTTTACAACTTTTTTATTTTTTAAATTCTCTTCGTATTCTTCAAAAGAATAACCGAATCTTTGGTAGGTAAAAATATCACCAAACAAAGACTTGTAAACCTTTGTTGGCGGGCATTCAATATTAAAAATAGTACCCATTATTCTCTCTAATGAACAACGATCTTTTCTGTTTCTCACATGATGCAACATATTTGTGATTTTATATTTTGCTTCTATTTTTTCTAAAAAATGATAATTAATAAAACATTGTACACCAAAACAACCACTCCATTCCTGATCACGTTTCCATTGTATTAGAAAATTTACACTATTGTTTAAAATACTATTTAAATTATCTATTATTTGATTATTGTTAGTAAGATTACGCGCTATACGCAAATTGTTTTTTTTATTTTCTGGTTGGTCAACGTAGCGATTAAAATGCCATAAAGGGATAACAGGAAGCTTTATACTATTGAAATTTATTCTTTTATGAAAAAAAACACTGTCATGTATTATTACCGCATTTTCAAAAAAACGATGTTTCAGCAAATAGATAAAAGGTAACAACTCCCCTCTCCCTGGAAATTCCGAGTGAATAATTTCTACATTCTTGTATTCACCAAATGCTTTGACAAATTCAGTATTACTATTATCATCTATAATGACAATTTTTTTAGAAGGATAATATCTTCTTATACATTTTATACAATGATTCCAATATTTGTTTGTTTTCACTGAATTCACATGTCGCGTTAAAATAAAACCATAATTATTTGTATCTTGTTGTCTTTGTCTTTGTTGATTCATTTTTATTATTGTTAAATATATTATTTTATTTATATCAAACTCGGCATTTCATCCAAATTGATTGTTGTTTCCTTTTCAGGAATATTTGATTTGGAAATACCAAATCCACTAAATTCGGGCCTATCCAACTGATTTTGCGGTGTATGTTTATGAACACAACGTGCAATCATCTTGTATAATTTGAATTGCGGATATCTATCTTCCCCGTTTGCCTTGTAAAGCACATTGACACCCTTGTCATCTTTGCACCAATCTTCCACTATTTTTTCTACCTTTTTATAATGGAGCGGGTTCTCTTCGTCTTTTATATAATCATACATAGAACATGCGAGTCTTGTCAAATCAAAACTAAAATTCGGTTCCAAACGCGGCTTCTTTTCGTTAAAATAAGGTTCTATATTGTATTGTGTAGATGCATCGTTTCCATGTTGAAAACTATTGCTGCAAAATAAATTTCCTTCAAACTTGTAAATCGCGCGTCCAAAATCAATAATTTTATATAGTTTGCCATACGTAGGAACACGATAATACTTTTTCTTGTAACAATAATAAATGAATTTTTTATCCGTCGGTGTATACATTACATTGTTTGTATGTAAATCATTGTGCGTCAACCCAAAAACTTTTTGATATGTACATAATGTCATAATGATTTGCATAAGCGCTGATAGTATTTCCTCCTCGTTTAATTCATCGTTGATTAATAAATCATCCAATGTATTTTCACAATATTCCATGCAAATCACTTGCACTGGAAAGTGTGGAATAATAGCTTCTACCGTTTCATCATCCTCCTCTTCCTCCTCTTCGTCCTCCCATACCGTTTTCTCTGATCCATCCTGACTTTTTCTCTCTTCTTCCTGATTCTCATTCCCCAAACTAGTGTACGAGGTTCTTGAGGAACATGTTGAATTGGATTTCAAACTCGCCTTTTCTAAATGTGTTATTTCAATTTGATGGTTGGTTATGTCCTCCAAAACCTCTTTAGATTTTTCATCTTGGAGAGAAAGAATCTCTGGTTCCGTGCAAAAAACTTCCCCGTATATATTGTCATCAATGGAATAAATAGAAACACTGGACTTGCATGTCTTTGTTTTATCAATATGAATCGCAGGTAGTTTTCCTTCCTCTTCTTCCCCGCCCTGGAAACTATATTCGTCTACAAAAAACAACTTGTTCATGTTTTTCAAAAAATACTCGGATTGATTCAAATATTCCAAATCATCGTAGACGTTTATGGTAAAATTGTTTTTAATCGCTAGAAAAGAACCATAATAATCCAGTCCATGAATAAATCCATGATGATGCAGTAATTGACTTGATAAAAAACAGAAAAATCCGTCCACATACGCCGAATTGTTAACGTCGTTCAAAATCGCGTTTCCTTCTCCTGAAAAGGTAGGCAAGGTATATAACGCAGGATCATTTGTATCGTATTTGCCAATGAGAAATTTGTAGGGATCCAAGAGGGGGGCCATTTTTAAAAAAGCATTTTTGACTTTGGTTTTGTTGGTTTGGCTATTTTTCAAAGTGCACACGAACACATTGGGTATAAAAGGGTCGTATTTAGAGGATTCTTCTTCTTCTTCTTCTTCTTCCTCTTCTTCTTCTTCTTCTTCTTCTTCTTCTGCTTCGGCCTTTTCTCTTACATTGGAAAGGAACCATTTGTGATTTAGGTTAATATGATTGTAATTTGTTTCACTTAAAGAGAAAAAACGTTTGTAAATGGGAATGTAGTTTTGTGTTTGGGAGAGAAAAGTCAAATCCTCTCTCTCTAAAGTTTGAAACAATTCTAGATTTTTTCTTTTTTGATAATTCAATAATGTTGACATGAATCTGTCTTTTTAATTATGATATTTATTATATTTATTTCTAGATGTTTTAAACGGATGCGCCACCCGGTTTTCTCTCTATGCGTTTTCGTTTTTCCCCTTTTTTCTTAAGCTATGTTACAAAGAATGACTTTGGATCTTAAAAAATTTGATATGCGGAATATTACTTTCAAGTACAATGAAACCAAAGGACCCGTCGTCGTTTTGATCGGGCGTCGTGATACTGGTAAATCCTTCTTGGTTCGTGATTTGCTTTATTATCACCAAGACATTCCCATCGGTACCGTGATTTCCGGAACAGAAGAAGGCAACGGATTTTATGGGAAATTGGTGCCGAAATTGTTTATCCATAACGAATACAATACGGCGATTATAGAAAACATTCTCAAAAGGCAGAGAGGCGTTTTGAAACAAATCAAAAAAGAAATGGAAACATTCAAAAAAAGTACGATTGACCCGAGAGCATTTATTATCTTGGATGATTGTCTTCACGATTCTACGTGGGCTAGGGATAAAATGATGCGTTTACTTTTTTTCAACGGACGTCATTGGAAGCTAATGTTGATCATTACTATGCAATTTCCACTTGGTGTACCACCTTCTTTGCGAACAAATATTGATTTTGTATTCATTTTACGTGAGCCTTATATTTCCAATAGAAAAAGAATTTATGAAAATTATGCCGGTATGTTTCCCACATTTGAGAGCTTTTGTCAGGTGATGGACCAATGTACAGAAAATTTTGAATGCTTAGTAATCAATAACAATAGTAAATCCAATAAATTACAAGATCAAGTGTTTTGGTACAAAGCGGATAGTCACAACGATTTCAAGTTAGGAAGCAAAGAATTCTGGGAATTATCCAAAGATATTCAATCTGACGATGAAGAAGAACAATATGACCCAAACAATGCGAAGAAAAGAGGTGCAGGACCCAAAATTACTGTGAAAAAGAATAAATGGTGAATTAAGTATTCAAAGGGTGTAACTACTGTTTACACCCTTATTTTTAATCCTATATTTAATAAAAAGTATTTTAATAAATTACATATTTATATTGTAAAACAATTTAAATATAAGGATGTTTTAACTATTATAACACCCTAATGGAAGTAATCAAAGCCTTCAACACAAATGATTTACATACAGAAATTGTTATCAAAGGAACACCTGATGACCCGCTTTTTCGTGCTTCTGATGTAGCTACCATATTAGAAATAGGTAATATAAGACCTTCACTTCAAAATTTTGATGATTCGGAAAAGGTGATTTATACTATGCAAACACAAGGAGGAATGCAGGATATAACGTTTCTAACTGAAAAAGGTTTATATAAAGTATTATTTAAATCACGAAAAACAATTGCTGAAACTTTTCAAAATTGGGTTTGTGAAGTTATTAAAGAAATTCGTATTAAAGGTAAATATGATTTGGAAAAACAATTATCTGAAAAAGAAAAACAACTGGAAGAACAAAATAAAATTATACAAGAAAAAGAAGAAAAATTAGATCAAACACAAAAATTATTAGAAGAAACAGAAAAAATGAAAAGTTATGAAAATAACCCACACATATACATTTATAATATTGATACAACTAAAAAAGAGCCTGAATTGAAAATAGGGTATTCAATGAATGTTCATCAAAGAATCAAACCATATAAACAAGTATGTAAACATGGTAAAATTGAATTATGTATATCTCTTTTATATAAAAATGTTAAAACAATTGAAAATTATATTCATAGTGTTTTTTCTGATTACCGTATTTCCGACGAGGTTTTTAAAATAAGTGTTGAAGAAGCTAAAATTGTAGTATTAAATATCATTGATATGTTTAATATAATGAAAATATCCAATACTGCTGAAAGACAAATAAAATTAAAACAAATTGTTTCACTTGAAGAAATTGAAAATAAAACCAAAGTATTTACTTGTGAAGTATCTTGTCAAACTAATTTTGACGAATCAGAAAATGTTTTATTACCATCTATTGAAAATGATATAATAAATAAAAAAATTATAGATTTTATAAAAGAATATTGTATTATTCGTTCTGATGTAGAAATACGTACAAAAGATATTGTTGGGCAATTCCGTTTATGGTGTCGTGAAGCAAAAAAAGAATTATCAAAAGCTTTTATTAATTATTTAGACACACATTTCAAATATTCCCGTCTTTCATTACAAGATAAAAATCAAGTTGTAAATGGTTATATAGGAATAACATTAAAAGAAATTTTATATAAAAAAGATATTGTTAGTACAGATGTGGAAAACTTTATTTTTCAAATCTGTCAATTCACTCCTGGAGGAACTATTTTAAATTCTACTTTGTTTCGTGAATATGAAAATTGGAAAAAATCAATTGGTAAAACATATTCATCCATTATAGATAATGCGAGTATTCATGATTATCTTAAGAAATCCCCCCATGTTCTTTATGAAACTATTTGGGCAAAAGATGGAGGAGGTCAAGGTTATTATGGTTTATGTGTAAAAACAGAATTGAATCATCATAGAAACACATCTACTACCGGAAAAAAAGTAGAAAAAAGACAAAAAGATACAAATGCATTGTTAGGAACATGGGAAACAATTGCAAAAGCCGCTATTTATGAAAATGTTTATGGTGCAAAATTAAGTCGTTTTATAAA